AAACCTTCTGTTTCAAAAGTAAACTCTTTTTGCAACTCCGCTAAAGAATCTTTAACGGCGGTATCTAAATCTTCTTGATTATATAGGGTAGTGTCTTCAGGTAAGCCATCAATAGCTGTTTTTACAGCGTTATCTAAGTCTTCTTGATTAAAAGGCGTAATATCTTCTGGTATACTACTTATTAATTCTTCAATAAACTCTTTAACTTGGTCTCCTGAAAAATTAGTATCGTCATCTAAAGTGTCTAAACCTAAATTATTATTTAAAGCGTCTGTATATATTTCAAATAAACCAGCAGTTGCTTCGTCGCTATCTAGTTGCTCTTCTGTAGCTGGTGTTTCTGTTGCTGCAACACGCTCTGCCTCGACTGCTGCAAGAGCTTCTTGTTCAGCAGCAACGGCTGCGGCTTCTTGCTCCGCTGCAATGCGGGCCGCTTCTTGCTCTGCCGCAATTCGTGCAGCTTCTTGCTCCGCCGCAATTCGTGCAGCTTCTTGCTCCGCTGCAATGCGGGCCGCTTCTTGCTCCGCTGCAATTCGTGCAGCTTCTTGCTCCGCTACAATGCGGGCCGCTCCCTCTGCCACAAATGCCGCAAGTTGTTCTGATGCTGAAATAGTTTCTTCCTGATCAGCAGAAGGAGAATCTGCACGCAAACTAGCTCTATTAAGTTTTAAATCAGATATAATTTCATTTGTGGTTCTTTGAAAAGTCGTACCAAAACCAGTTAAATTATAAGTATCTGTTTCAGCATCATAACCTAGAATCTTAACATCGCCGCGCTGCACCGCCACTGAGTTTTCCAAAGCCTGAGTTACTTTGTCGGGGTCTACAGGAAGAAGTCTATTTGTTGTAGTAGGCATAGCTGTCCCACCCAACATTCCAGCAGAAGTAGATTTTTCTGTAGTAGGTAACGCTTCTGTAGCCGGTGCTGCTTCCGTAGCTGAAGCTGCTTCTGTAGCTGAAGCTGCTTCTGTAGCCGAAGCTGCTTCTGTAGCCGCACTACTACCTCCGCTCTGGCTCCCGCCTTCTTCTGTCTCTTCTACGGGTAATGAAGGAGGCTCTACATCAGGCTCTATCTCATCCTCTACTTGAGGTGTGGTTACTGTGGACTCTACAGGTAACTCTTCAAAAGCAGGCTGCTCTACGCTAGTGGAAGGCGTAAGTAAACCCCTGTCTTGAAAGTAATCAAGCGCCGGATCACTTACAACATTAAAAAACTGTGATATGAGATCAGCATTACCTTCGCCCGCTTGCTGAGCAAACCCCCTGTCAGCGTCCCAGCCAGAGTTTATTAAATCTTGGGCTAATGCACTGATAGCATCTACTTTATCTGCGCCTAGCTGTTGTTTAGCTCTTGCACTAATGTTGTTAGTCCAATCAGCTAAGCGACTAAGTTCCCAGCGTAAAGGGTCTTTCTGGCCGGATATACTAGCCCCTACATTAGTAATAACATTGTAAGCGAGTAGACCAGAGCTAATAGGATTCATGCCGGGAAAGCCTGCTGCTGTACTTCCCGATGCTGCTGCGCCGCCTGTTACTGCTTCTACAGCTTCTGGACCAAACTGATTACTTATGAATTTTAAAGCCTCGCTTTCCGCCGGATTAAAAACAGTAGTACCTGTGCTAGCCATTGATCCGGCAGCAGAGCCAATAGCAGGTGCTCCTGAGCCAAAAGTAACAGTAGTTAAACCTAGCTGATTAGCTACATCTAAAATATCATCTAAATCAAATCTTTCGGTTAGACTAGAAAAATCAAACCCTGTATCTGTTTGTGGCTGGTCTTCTTGTTGAGGCGCATTTACTAAAGTATTCCCTGCGTCTACATCAAAGTACCCAGTTAAATCAGGGTCCATCTCAAAGTTATTATATCTAACCTCAGCCATTAGCTATTCTTCCAGTTAGATAGTGTTTTAAGTCCAAAACTTGCAGCTATAGCAGCAGCTAAGAAACCTTTGTAGTAATCGGGCATTTGCGCGAGCACTATAAAGCCTTCCTGTATATAAGGGACTAACCCAGGAATAAACGCACCGATTAAAGGCAAACTAAGAATCACAGCAAACCACTCATCTTTCCAAGAAGACTGAGAACCTTTTGCTTGTGTTATATCCCATTCCGCATCATTTTCAATACGACGCATTTTAGATTCATGGACGGCTTGCTTTTCAGCAGCCTTGTTCTTAAAGAATGTACCAACTAAATTTGTTACTGGGCCTATTAATGCTTGCCACATAATACACTCCTAAGTTAAAGAAAGGGGCTACCGAAGCAACCCCCTGCTTTATTTTCTGCTATTAGCTAGCAGGAACAACCAAAGTCAAGCCAGATGCAGGACGCAATACAGCGATACCATATAGAGTATCTGAGGTAAATAGGTTAGCTAAAAACTCTTGCTTATACTGAGTTTGTGAGCGAACACCTACTTGCTGTGCCATAACCATCGCATCACGATGGAAAAGCATAGCGCCTAGAGAGTCTACTGAGCTTGCTGAGTTATCACCGGCTGCCTCAACAACAGGGCAGTTAGTGCTAACAAAAACGTCAATGCCATAGAGTTGACCAATTTGACCGTTAGTCACTTGACCGTTGTTTACAAAGTCAGAGCTTACGTATCGGTCAATACCCATGATCGTGTTACGGACAACAGGAGGGACTACAAAGTAGCGGTTATCCATAGGAACATCTTGATCATCCAACTTCTGAATAATACCACGGAAGCCTGCGTCAGTAAATACGTCAGCAGAAACCACAGTATCAGCAGTGTAGGTAGAAAGACCGTTAGAAGCGTCTACAAAGAACGTACCTGCGTTATTCAAGTAAGTAGTAGACGTAGTACCGGAAGTTCCTAGACCAGTGGCTAAAGAGTGCAGATCAGTGTCAACTTGCTTTGCTAGTGCATAGCCAGCATCTTCAGTGTAAAACTGACGTAGAGAAGACAGAGCTTGCACATCAGTGATGTCTTCGATCAAACGTGAGTATTCAAAGTGCTTATTGATAGAAACCTGTACTTCGCTTTCTGTCGCATTTTGAACAGTTACAGCAGTGTTTTCTGCTTTAGCATGAGCGTCTCCACGGACAGGCTTAGGCACATGGATAGTGTCGCCTTTTTTACCTTCCATAGACATTTTCTTGACTAAGTTAGCCAAGACAAGGTTTTTTTCGTATGCAGCAATAATCTCATCACTCCAAATTTCTGGAATAAAAGTAGCTGCACTAGTGTTATCTACAAAACCGCCAGTTGCGGGATATGTTGAATCTGTCATAATAAATATCTCCTAAGATATGTTACCTGACCCGTTTCTCCGCATACGCTCTCATAATTTCTGGTTGAAGCGCAGCGTAACGATGAGGGTCTTCTTTCATAAGTTTAATAATGTCTGCGCGTCTGTAAATCTTTTTAGGGTTAGACTCGGAACTGCCTCTAGCATTCCCAGTGTTAGCAGACTTAACTGCTTCACGTCGGCTATTTTTTTCTGCTTGTGCAGTCTGTCCTACTAACTGCTTACGCTCTTTCCATAGACTGAAAAGTTCATCCGCAGATTCGTGGTCATACTGTTGATCAGCAGCTACAAATAATCTAGTACGCACTGGTGATGCTTTAATCCACTCAGCAAAACTCGCATCCTGTAAAATTGCTTTCATGTCAGGGTGCTTTCGCTGTAGCTCAGCTAACGCTGTGCTTTGGCGATACTGTTTGCTAAGAGCTTCGGCTTCTTTAACTTTTGGATGATTTTCTATCCGCTGGTCAATAGCTTTGTCAGGTTCTGTAAAAAAGTCTACTTCTTCGACTTGTTGTGGTGCTTTTTCTTCTGGTGTAAGTTGTGAATTGATATACTGATCAACAACCTTACGTAACTCACCTACTTCTGAACTTTGACGCCCAAGTAACTTTTCAGCTTCTTGATGCATCTGTACAAGTTCTTCCGCAGACTTACCCTTGTATTTATCGGGGACTTCCGTTTCAGGCTCTTGTTGAGTTACCTGTTCTTCGGTTTCTTGTTCTTCTTGTTGTTGCGTATCATCAATACGCTCACTGTCTAAAATCCTAGCCATTATTAAACTCCGTACCTTAGTATTGTGGAGAAATTTAGTATGAAGGTTCTCTAATCAGAGGCTTGCCTTCTCTCGTATTTTATATGATTTGCTCGTGTCTTGGCCCACCGCCTAGTTGCGTCTGGAAAATCCCCACTAATAGGGTCTAACTTTGCTCTAGGAGCCGACACAAGCCTTGTTGCTTCTTCACCACACGCGCACCTAGTTGTCATGTGATCTGGAGTAACAAGTTCTTCAAAGGTTTGTCCGCAAGGACATTTAAAATCATATAACCTAAACATCTAGTTCTGATTGATCAGGCTGATCTTTTTCTTCTTGAGCTTGCTGATGAGCATTATCTATTTGCACTTCTAAGTTAAGAATATTAGCTATGACAGCTAACTGACCTTTCCTGAAGTATAGATTGTTTGCATCTTCAGTTAACTCTACTGAGTTTATACTTACAACATTATTTTTAAAATCAGAGATTAGCTGCTTCCAGCCTTCTGATCTAAACATTGCAAAATAATTGTTAAAGTATGTTTCTAGTTCTTGTGTCATCATATTTTACCTTGGTTGTCAAGAATATTTTGTACTTAATGTACGCTTTTATTATAGCATACTTTTAATGAAATGTCAAGAACTTTTAACGCTTTTTGGTTGCTTTTTTCTTTCGGGTGCCGTTCATAGGCGTTTTCTTCTTTTTCATCATTCCGTTACCATAACTTTTACCATAACCGCGCATTCTCTTCTCCTTACCATTTTACTTTATTAGCCCAATAAGCAGCAGACATTTTGCCTTTTGCTATGTTAGACCTGTGGCGTGCTTTAAAACTCGCACGTTTCTTTTTCATTTTATCAGACTCTCCAGCTTTAGGCTTACCCGCTGTGCTTGCGCCTTGCTGACCAAACCGGATAGTCTTTATCTGATCACCTTCTTTTGCCACAACAATGTGACTTTTTGTAGGATGATTAGGTGTTCTTTTTGGTTTATTGTAACCAGAGACTCCAGCACGTTTTAGACGAGAATCTTTTTCGCTCATTTTTATGCCGCTTTAGATGTAGTTGTCGCTTTTCGAGATGGTTTTGTATTCTGAGCATTCTCAAGTTCCTCAATTCGTTTTTGAAGTTCATCAAACTTTTTGTTAATTTGATCTACGATTTGAGAAAGCTCTGTGCGTGTTACTACCATTAGCGCTGTCCTTGTAGCTGTAATGTGGATTGTTGAGATTGGTTTTTGTTATCTATCTCTTTCTCTTTTAAAAAAGTCTGAGCAATCTTCATCCGACGCTCAAACTCTTTATCTTCTTGATCACCTGCTCGTAAGTTTGCAGTAACAGCTTTTATTTGATCTATACGTAGTTCTTGTGGGGCAAGCTGGGTCTCTACAGCAATCTTTTGTGCTCTTGCTTGAGATTCCGCTGCTTGGCCTGCTAAAGCTGCCGTTTGTGATTGCTGGAACTGTAACTGCGCCTGTTGTGCGGCCTGTGCTAATTGCTGCTGCTCAGGCGTGGGCTGCGCTGACTGTGCTGCTTGGTCCATAGTAGCCAGTAATTCTTCTCTATTAGACAAGTTCATATTATCTATAATAGACTGAATTAAGCTATTATACAGAGGAGAGTCAGGCGGCATGGTTTGCAAGAGTTGAACTAACTGCGTTACTTCGTATTCTCGTGCAATAATACCTAAGCTAGATGTAGCTACAAACTTAAAGTCGTTAACAGGATAGTTTTCAGGATCAAACTGCATATAACGACAAGCAGCCTTCTTTACGAAAGGTATTAAAAAAGACTCTTGAAAGTTTACCAGCGTGCGCTTATGTCGCTTAATAATTGCGCCCAGTGACATACTAATGCCTGCCGCTGTTGCTTCGCCATTGATACTCCCTGGTATGCCTGCGGAATCAATAGCGCCCGTAGACATCTGCACCATACGTTGTAGAGCTTCTGCCTGTGCAAACGTAATCTGGTTAACCTGACCAAAATTAAAAGGCTGGAGAACAGTACGAGGATCACCATTAGTCAAAATGATTTTACCTGGTCTAACCTCCGGCCTAGAACCGCGTGGAAGCCTCGTAGCATCCATTGCCATCATTGGATGTACTGTTAGAGATAGCGCATCAATACGCGCTCTTAGCTCAGTATCGAGAGCTTTTTGGCTATTGTAGCCCTTTTCGCAAACACCGCGACCCCAGAAACGACCAGGAACAACATCCCAAGGAAAAGCAATGATAGGGCGGTCTTGCATCATATATGGGTTTTCTTCCGCTTTTAACAGAACACCGCCGTTTGCTATGACAACAATAGCTTCGATATAGTAAGACTCTCGACTTTCTTCTTGTACATCATCTACGATGTCTGCTATATCTTCATCCTCATCTATCATCTCTTCACGTTCAGTTTTGTTTAAAAGATCACGAGGAACTAAGCCATAGTATTTAGTCAGACGTACTTTATCTTCATCGTAAGATGTTAAGTCTTGATCAGGCTCTATATCATAATCAGGAGCAGCATTGCCTACATAGACATCGCGATAAACGCCTTCTTCTTGAAGCTGCTCTACTGTATGTCGAGATACAAATTCATCAACAGCTACACCCAAAGCATTTTCTACAGATGTGGCTACAGGGTCTATAAGAAAATTTTGAGGCAGTACAGGGCGTAAACTAACAACTGTACGGTCAGTTATATTAACCCCTACCGCCGTTAACTGACCATCCATGATAGGCTGTGTAGCCGGAGCCATTTCTTTAACGTCTTCTAAGACAACTTCCGCTACACCCATGCCAAAAACAGCAGAGTTTATTAAACATTCACCAATTTGCTTGCGTATTTGCGTCTTAGCGAAGTCTTCGTGGAGTTTTTGCCGTAAATAAACAACATCTCCTGACTCTTGATCGTTAAGATCATCTTTAATATCAAAAAAAGTACCTCTTCCAAAGGTAGCCTCTTCTATTTCAGCCACACTAGACTCTACTGCTTGCTGTAGTGCCGGTGAAATAATACGTGAGCGCTCACTTTGTCTGTCTGAGTCCTCTGCCGCCCAAATACCACGCCATAAACGGTAGTATTCTTCGTATTTAGCCGCG